TTACCTTAACTTTATAGCTAGCGATCCAGGTAATCATGGTTGGGTTATCCCCAATCAGGTGATTCAGGTTGAAGGCTTGTCTGGTACAGTATATTATTTCCAGGATATGTCAGACGGAATGAGGAAGAGGGCAACCATCCTAAGAAAGCATGACCAAGTTAGTGATGCCAATAAGATGGAAGCTTTCGCTGACAAGATTGATAAGGCTGTAGATAGCCATCCTGAATTTAAAGTACCAGAAGGAGCAACATACAGGAAGGTTCCTAATACTGTACAGTTCGGTAGTATGAGAGGGCTGATGGTTCACAAGGATATATGGAATGACCTGACTAGTGAAGGTGTCCTTACTACAGACAATCAAGTTCTTAATAATATACTAAGGTACTCTTCAAAAGTACAAAAGACATTCAAGTATACTCATGTTCCAATGCAGATTCCTGCTCAGTCAAGGAATGCTATATCAAACTTTGTTCTTTTGAATACTTCTGGAACTCCTATATGGAGGATACCTTCTGTTATTGGCAAGGCAATGAATGACATACTAAATAACGGAAAGTATTCAGAGCTAGCTAGAAAGTATGGTATAGAGACAACGACATTTTCTTCTGAAGAGCTAGGCAAGATTGATAGAGAGCTTGCTATGATTAAGAAAGATGTCGGAGGTTGGGAAGGGACCTGGGCAAAGACGCAAATCCTTATGGACACATGGGATGTATTTGGTAGAGCATACCAGAAGACAGAGGTAATGTTTAAGGTTGCCAAGATGATTGACCTTATAGAGAATGAAGGATACAGTGATAGCGATGCAGCAATGGAAGCTAATGAAGCCATGCTTGACTATGGTAATGTATCCCCGCTTCTTAGAACGTTGAGGTCTATGCCTTTAGGCTCACCATTCATAACCTTTAATGCTAAAGCACTAGCACAGATGGGAAGGAATATTAAAAAGCATCCTATTGCTACAGGGAAATACCTGGCCTTACCATTCATAATGTCTCAGGCATTGCTTGCTCAGTTTGATGATGACGATCTAGATGAGGAAGGTGTTGATGGGTTGAAAGCTTTTGTAGCCTCTTATGCTGAAGACAATCATAATGTATTCTTCTTACCCTATCAGGATGACAATGGTAAGTGGGTTGCCTTTGATATGAGTTACTTCCTACCTTGGGGAGCGCATTATTCCCTTATGAAAAATCTTTCTAAGGGTGAGATAGGAGAAGCTGTAAGAGATATAGGTGTGCTTGGTGGTCCATATGAAGGGCTTATAGGTCTTAAGTTTAACCATGATCCTTGGACTAAGCAGGAAATTTGGAATGAATCTGATCCTCCAATGCAACAGGCGCAGGATATAATGATGTTCATGGCCAGTTACATGGCCCCTCCAATGATGATGCCAAGAAATAAAGCAGGTGATATAGCAGCAGGGGGTGGCCCTCTGTGGAAGACTATGGCTTGGGCTGGATGGGTAGATGGTGGGATTGGTAAGGATGGGTTAGAGAAGTACGATGGCTTGGACGCTATCCTACCCTGGTTTGGTATCAATCTTATGAAGATTGGTGAGTATGAGATGCGTAATAAAGCATACTGGAAACAGAAAGATCTACAGGACATGATTAAAAGAGCAGAGAAAATTATCTCTGACCCAAATCATACCCCAGAAAGGAGGAAAGAGTTGCTTGAAGATTACAGAATATTCATCACTCAAAAGTATCTTGAGTTATCTAACTGGACTGAACGAGCATCCAAGGTTCCAATGTAATGGACTATGTAGAGGTAGAGTGGTTGGATATAGTGTCTACTGCTGGGTGGGAAAAGTCTGAGGATACTAAGCTAGCAATCTTCTGGTCTTATGGTTTTTTAATAAAGCATGATGATGAAGAGGTAAGACTAGCAGTCTGCAAGGATGAGGAGGGAGAGTGGTTCGGTCTAACTGTTATACCAGTTGGTTGTGTCAAAAAAATAACCCCCCTAATTAAAGGGGGGCTTTAGCATTAGCCAAAAAGGAGCAAGACAAACCCGCCAAGTAAGATGTATGCTATGTAGAACATTACTATTCTAAATAGATCAGCCATCTTTCCTAGTGTTCCATTTATCTAAGGCAATTTTATACTCATCTTCGTCATTAGGTTTGAAAGAGAATGTGACCAAGCATTCTGCACAACCTAATATAAATTCAGCCACGAGTGCTTTCGATCCACAGAATGGACATGGCTTCATGAGTAATCCCTCAGTAGTTTTCGCTGTGTTACAGCATGCATGTCATCGTAGTAACCCTCCCCATCTAGTCCGTTTAAATTTACAATGCCTCTCCACCAGTTATACTCAGTATCTCTACACCAGTTCTCTGAGTAACTAGGATGAGAAAAGCATCCCGCGCTTAGTCCAAAGATCTTCTGACCATCTGGACGTGTCTGCTCTGCATGATTATACAAGTGAGAATGTCCTTGCACCGCTGAGCAGTGCAGTTTAGAAACTAATTGATGACCAATATGTGAAGAACTTATTGGCCTCCCCGCCACCCCTGATGTAAAGTAATGTGAGAAGTTAATACCACCTATAGATAAGTTTCCTTTAAATGGTGTGATCTTCCATCCATTCTTTTCATACTGTAGATCCTTCATTGAGATAGCACCATCTAATTCAGGTGCTGAGTTAACCGCCCTATCTATCCTGTCTTCATGATTACCAAGACACATGTGAAGTTTAGGTTTGTATTGCTTCTCCTTCCTTTTTCTTTTGGATTCATTAAGTTTCTTTATAGGAGCAAAGAGTTTTACTTGTGCGTCCAACACAGAGTCAACATCCTTACTGTATCTCCTTCCCTCAAACCCCTTAGTACCTTTATCATATGATGATAGGCTTGGCATGTCACCAAAGTCTCCTAAGCATACGATTATACCAGGCTGTTTATCTACTATATAGTTACCAAGAGCGGTAAATCTTTCGTTGTCATATTCAGGTGCAGCATGACAGTCAGGTATTACCAATAGATTTTTATTCATTATCTTCTCCATTAAATTCCACACACTCCACTAAGGCATTGCTCTTCTGAGTTATCCTCATAGATGACACCTCGTTTAGCATGGGCTTCCTCATACGGTACTGATGTAATCGGTTGCCCACCTCTTGCTCCATCAGGGTACACGGTTAGGCCGCGTAATCCATGAGCATACTTAGCAATAATACTAGCATATTTATCAACAGTATGTTCTCCATTTAAGTCTGTCCCCCATCCAGGTAGGTTAATAGTACTGCTTATAGCGTGATCAACATACTTCTGTAGTTCAAATTGAAACTTAATCCTACGCTCAGGATCTGCTGCTAAATCTACAGCTGATTCTATTTGGTTTGGATCAATACCATGATCAATCAAGGCTTGGGCCGTACCGTCAACGACAAACTGATGCTTCCATCTTGTTCCATCTGTAAGGTAGCGTCTCCTGTATGCCACGGCGTAGATTGGCTCCACTCCAGAGGTTGTCCCGGCGAGGATGCTAATAGTCCCTGTCGGAGCGATTGCTCTGTAGCCTTTAGGACTGCTGAGAAAAAGTCTGTCGCAATGAGCGTCAGCGGATCGTTTGCTTTCTCGTTCATATTCTTTCATCCATTGTTTAAGTTCATCTACCATCTCGTACTTATGACCACGCCTTAGTAACCATTCGTGCATCCCCATAAGTCCAAGTCCTATACGACTGTTCTGCATTCGTACTCTTGTTACTTTATCATAAGGAAGTTGTGCTCTTATCAATCCACAAACAAGGAACTTAGACGCAAGAGAAACGACTTCTTTAAACTCTTGTATCGTTTCAATGTTAGCAAGGTTGACACTTCCAAGGTTGCAGCAATCACTATCATCTTCACTTGTAATTTCTGTACAAGCATTTCGTAATGTTTCATTCTCTTTATCTCCAAAGTTAAAGGAGAATCCTGGCTCTCCAGACATCATGGCTTGTCTAACATTCTCTTTAAATGTTTCATTGAGAGGGTTCTTAAGCCAAGCGTCATCATAATTTAAAGATACGTTCATCATGTCCAATGGAGCTGGCCAGTTAAAGTCAAGCTTTTTTAGTTCAGCCAGATTGGTATCTCCTATCTTTTGGTCATGCCAATTCTTAGCCTTCAGTAATGTGTGGGCATCCTCGTGCTGCCAGTTCATGCTTCCATAGAGAGCGCTACGTCTACTACCACCTTGCATAACATTTCTACCTACTTCATTTAAAGTATACAGTAATGGTATAGGTCCAGATGCTATGCCTCCAGTTCTTTTTAATCTCCGTCCACTAGGCCTTGCTCTTGAGATGTCAACACCTATCCCTCCTCCTGTCATCAAGCATGACATAGCCCTTTGTGTTACGCCTGCCCAATCTTCTCTTGTGTCCTCCTCTAGCCTTAGAAGGTAACAGTTATTATAGAAGCGGGCCTCTCTTCCTGCATAATAAATGTATCTACCTCCCGGC